CTGAAGCGCCTTGCTGACCAATTCGGCCGAAAAGTCGAGGCCGATCGCTTGAATGTGGAGGAACCCTGGAATACCCTTATCGCCACTCTAGGTGGGAAGGGAGTTAAGACAGGGATGCCTGCTATCAGCGATGAGTTCGTGGAGTTGCAGATGAAGAAGACCGAGAAGATCCTGACAACGCCTGTTCCTGAAATGGAGGAATTGCCCGATGCCCTTGGTTTGGGAGGAGGGCCTCTGTCGTTTGGTTTAAGCGAGATGAAGATGATAGTAGAGTTTGAGCTCGATCGTATGGTGGACGAATTGTTCAGTGAACATCCGTACAAGTACGATTACGAGCCCTACTTTCCATCGACGTCTGCAAACTATAACAGAGGCCGTTCCCAGATGGGGGCTGTGGGTGATATCAGGGACGAAATCCGTCGGAATCGACTGGATGGCGATGATTGGGGCGTCAAGTTGCGTACGGAAGTGCGCGAGGAGGGTCGAAGAGAGGATGAGGAGTCCCATCTTTTCACGGCAGACTATTCTGGTCTACGTGATAGATTTAAGGAACTCTACCTCAAATGCTTCGACGCCGCGGTACTAGAGCCGCCTGACGTTGATCTTGTAGGTCTTAAGGAGCCGTTGAAGTGTCGCGTGATCTCGAAGGGTCCGCCTCTCACCTATTTCGTACTCAAACCTATTCAGAAATGGATGTGGTCTACACTTGTCAAGTATCCGGTCTTTCAGTTGATCGGTACGCCTGTTACGGCGCAAATACTACATGACGTGTTGGGATCACTCGGTCCTGATGAGGAGTGGGTTAGTGGTGATTATGAGGCGGCTACGGATAATCTACGCGGCTGGATGTCGGAGTACGTTGCTGCTGCCTTGGCAAGGTATGGGTTGGACGGTGAAGAAGTGATCCTCCTGAAACGGTCGCTGACTGGTCATGTAATACATGGCAAAGCTCAGACCGGTGGTCAGTTGATGGGATCCGTCACGTCTTTCCCTATCCTTTGTATCGTAAACGCCACCCTTTGCAGGATGGCTGTGGAACGATCACGAGGACGGGACTACAGCTTGTGGAGACTTCCGATGTTAATTAACGGCGATGACTGCTTGTTTCCCCTGGGACGGGAGGATTACTCATTTTGGTCGGCACTCACTGCATTTGGTGGGCTTAAGCGTTCGGTCGGGAAATGCTTCAGGGCGCGCGGTTTCGCTAACGTCAATTCGACATTCTTCCTCTTTCGAGAGGGAGCGTTTGATTCGACGGTTGTAAGGCGAACTGCGGTTAACTACGAGCGGAGACGTTATGTTCCAGGTTTACTTGATCTCGATGATCAAAACTGGGATGTCTCGACGGCGGAAGTTCTGCACCTGGAGGAGCAAGTATGGGGTTCGAACGATGAGGCCTACTATGGTACCGCTTATCCCTTGGTTTCCGAGGATCGGAAGATCAACTTTGGGATGGTGCCGGTGGTCAACCTTGGCTTGGTTGAGGCTAGGACGGAGAAAGGGGTGAAGGTTGGAGAACCATATATCCTGGGAACGCTTGCACAACAGTTGATTGCTG